TATATATTCTCCGGCGAGGAGTTCTGGCACGAAGATAAAATGGTCGAAAGCGGCGGAGCGATAGTTATTATCCCTGCCCGTTCCCACTCTGATAAGGTAGACGAAATAAACGAGGATATAAAAAACCTAGATTGGGTTTTAATTATTTTAGCCGGAGACGAAGAAAACGTATTTCCGATAGATAAGCTAAAACACAAACGTTTATTAGTTTATCAAATGACCCCAGACTTTCATAAACCTAAAATAGCAGACAGGTATTTAGGCGATGGCTGGCCTCCGGACGCTAGAGAACTTATAGGCAAAAACGACGGAGTGAAAGACTACGATTGGGCTTTTTCTGGACAGATAACTCATAAACGAAGAAAACTAGCCGCTAAGTTTATGCACGCTTTATTAGAGGACGAGCAGTATAAAGGGTTCTTAAACGAAACTGAAAGGTTTACCGAGGGTTTAAGTAGAAAAGACTATTACGAGTTATTATCTAGAACGAAGATAGCTATTTGCCCCTCTGGGCCGGAAACTCCTGATACCTTTCGTTTCTACGAAGCCTTAGAGGCTGGATGCGTTCCTATCGTAGATGATAAAATACCTAAAAATGCGAAAGCTACTAATTATTGGCGTTACCTTTTTACTAACTCTGCTTCTTCTGATTTACCTTTCCCTATTCTAACGGACTGGAAAAAGCTAAAAGGGGTATTTGTAAACTATTACGACAGGTATCCTAACGTTAATAATCGAGTTTTCTCTTGGTGGCAACAATATAAAAAGAAACTAGAATATAATATAAAAGAAGATATTAGTTATCTATCGAAAACTAAAATGGATTACGGCCTTATTACAGTTTTAATACCAACTTCGCCTATAAAGTCTAACCCCGATACTTCGATTATAGAAGAAACTATTTTAAGCGTAAGAGATAAACTGCCAGGTTCGGAAATAATTTTAATGATTGACGGCGTGCGTGAGGAGCAAAAGGAGAGTAATAATGATTATCAGGAGTATATTAGACGAATACTTTGGAAAACTAATTTCGAGTGGAAAAAAGTTACTCCGGTAATGTTCGACGAGTTTAACCACCAGTCCGGTATGACTAGAAAAGTATTAAGAGATGTTAAAACTCCGCTTATTCTTTTTGTAGAACACGACACGCCGCTCTGCGAATATATACCTTGGGAGGCATTACAGAAAACTATTCTAGAGGGCGACGCTAATTTAATTAGATTTCACCACGAGGCTCTTATACTACCCGACCATAAGCATTTGATGCTAGACGAGCAACCGATAACTATTAACGACGTTCCCATAATTAGAACGGCGCAGTGGTCGCAACGACCGCACCTCGCCTCTACCGAATTTTATATAAAAACGCTAGATAAGTATTTTAATCCGGAGGAGAAGTCTTTTATAGAGGATAAGGTTCACGGTAGAGTAATTAGCGATTATAAGGACAGGGGCAAGGCCGGCTGGAATGATTGGAAAATAATGGTTTACGCTCCGAGCGGAGATATGAAAAGAAGCTACCACTTAGACGGGAGAGCCGGTGAGCCGATGTATAAAAACTTATGAGAATTGGTCTAGTAGCCCGTTGCGATAGTACGGGACTTGGGGTACAAACAAAAGAGTTTTACGACCATATTAAACCTGATAAAACTTTAGTTGTAGATATAACGGCGGTTAATCAGTCTAAAGGTAAGATTGCTAAAACCTATCCTCGATGGTATACCGGCGATAATGTAAAGTTTGTACACGGCTTCCCTAACGAAGTAGATTTTAATTGGCTTCTAACCGATATAGATTTAGTATTTACTATCGAGTCTCCTTATTCTTACAGATTATTTTCCCTAGCCAAAGAAAAAGGTGTCATCTCTATTAACCAATTTAATTACGAATTTCTAGATTATTTCGTTAGGCCGGACTGGGCTTTCCCAGACGTACTAGCCGCGCCGACTAATTGGAATTTAGACGATGTTAGAAATAACTTTAGCGATAAAGTAAAGATTATCGAATTACCCGTACCTATAAATAGAGAAGTTCTAACTTTTACCAAAAAGACTAAAGCTAGAAGATTTTTACATATCGCCGGCCATAAGACTGAGGATAATCGGAACGGAACGGATATAGTTCTGGAAGCTATACCTCTAGTTAAAAGTAAAAACGTCGAGTTTATTATTAAGTCGCAGTTTTATATAGAAAACCCTAGCCCTTTTAATACTAGAATAGACGACCGAGAAGTAGAGAACTATTGGGAAAATTACGTCGGAGAGTATGATTGTCTACTTCTACCTAGAAAATACGGCGGCTTATCCTTACAGCTACAAGAGAGCTTATCTCGCGGCCTAGTACCGATAATGACTAACTTACCGCCCCAGAACGAGATACTAGAGGCCGAGTCCTTAATAAATACTGATAGTAGAAAAATGCTTTTTACTAGGATGCATATGCCAAGCCACCAGACTAAACCTCAAGTATTAGCGGATAAGATAGACCAATTAGCGAGCGACGATAAGTTAGTCGAAAGATTAAGCGAAAAATCTAACGAAATAGCCGAAAGACTTTCTTGGAATAAAATGAGGCAAGTTTACCTAGATACTTTCGAACAATGCTTAAAGTAATAAAACCGTCGGAAAAGCCGCTTGTAACCGTTTTCGTACCGCTAACTAGAGAGTGGGCGCTAGATAGGTTTTTACCTAGTTTAGATAACTTAGAAATGCCTTGGCTCGGCACGGAAGTTTATTTTTATATAGATACTGATAATCAGAATATAATCAATAGGACGACCGCCTTCTTAGAAGAACGGAAAGATAAATTTAACGGCTCTAAAATCTTAATTAGCGGAAATCCTGCCCCGACTAATACTAGGATTTCGATACAACGCAACCGGATAATCGAAATGAAAGAACGAAGTAAAAAAGATATTAAGGGTAGCTACGTTTTCGGTATCGAGGATGATACTTTAGTTCCTCCGAACGCCTTTCGTAAGATGTACGACGACTTCCAACTAGATTACAATGTCGGCTATATAGAAGGGGTACAGGTTGGTAGGCACGGAATTAAAATGGCCGGAGTTTGGAAAGTAGACGATTTAAGAAACCCGACTATACAAAAGACTTTAGAGCCGCCTAAATATGAGAGTCTAGAACCTATTACAGGCGGCGGTTTCTATTGTTATCTAACCCTAGCCTATTTATATCAGAATATAAAATATCGGTTCTTCGCGGAGTGCTTCGGCCCAGACGTTTGCTACGTTATGGACGTTCTAAAAGAAGGTTATAAAGCCTACGTTAATTGGACAATTAAAACTATACATATAACCCCGAAGCAAGATTTACTGGTAGATGGTAAAATAGTAAGCGTAGTCTGGAAAAAAGATAAAAACGGCTGGCAATTACAGCCTTACCATATAAAATGAAATTTTCAATCGAAAAGAGAAACCTACAAACGATGCTAGACCTACAGCACGACAAAGAGTTCCACGAACGGGCGGTAAACCGAATAAATATAGACTGGGACGTTATCCTAATGGTCGAACGCCAGAGGGTCGGTATGTTAAAGAATAAAGTCGAAAAAGTAGACTTAATAAAAGGCGAGATAGAATACGGAAATATAATGGTTACCGATAAGCTACCGGATAAAGGAAACTCTAAAATAAGCTGATGGAAAAAACTATCTGGCATATATCTAAATTAAGGAATTGGGACAAGAACCCTAGAGCGATAACTAAAGACGACTTCGAGCGGCTAAAAAGACAATTTACAAGGATTAAAGAAATAACCGGCGAGTATCTTTATAAACCTTTAGTTATAACTCCGGACGGCGAAGTCTTAGGCGGAAATATGCGTCTAAGAATTTTACAGGATTTAGGGATTGAGGATGTTTGGGTTAGTATAGTAAACGTAAAAACCGAAGAAGAAAAAATAGAAATAGCTATTAGCGATAACGACCGCGCCGGATATTATATCGATACAGACTTAGCCGAGTTAATTAACGGCGTTAAAATAAACCTAGAAGATTATAAAGTTGATTTAAGTAAAGCGGTAAACTTACAAGAATTACTAGATAATTTCTCGCCTACCGGTAACGAGGCTTTATTAGACAAATTCGATGCAAAAGAAGTTGAATGTCCCGAATGCGGAGCGAAATTTACACCTTGATTTCTGCACGTTCCAAGCGGCTAAATACGCGGTAGAAAATTGGCATTATTCTAAATCGATGCCTTACGGTAAGTCGGTAAGAATAGGAGTCTGGGAAAATAATAAATTTATTGGGGTAGTTATATTTAGCCGAGGAGCTAGTAGAAATATAGGTAGGCCGTTCGGGTTAAAGCAAACCGAAATCTGCGAGTTGACTAGAATAGCTTTGAGAACGCACGAAGCGGCAGTTACTAAAATAGTTTCGATAGCGCTTAATTTATTAAAAAAAGCTAACAAAGGAATTAAGTTAGTAGTTTCTTTCTCCGACCCTAATTACGGACACTTAGGTAAGATATACCAAGCGGGTAATTGGGTTTTTATGGGTAGAGCCGGACAAGCTAACTTAATTAAATTAAGAGGGGTTGTATATCAAACTAGAACAATCGGTAAGAGGTATAATACTCATAGCCTAGACTGGATTAGGAAAAATATAGATAGCGAAGTAGAGAAAGTAATAATAAAGCGTAAGTATAAATACCTAATGCCGTTAGAACCTAGCTTAAAAGAGTTAGTAGAGAAATTTAGAAAACCTTATCTTAAAGAGATTAACTAGCGTCAGTCGTCTAAAAGTAAGACGCTGGCTTTCCAAGCTAGAGAAGGCGGTGCGATACCGACCCTGACGCTCCAATTTGATATAATAAGAACAGGGAAATTACAGGGATATGTCAAACGAAGATAAAGCTAACGATACTTCTTTCAAACCAGGCGAGAGCGGCAACCCAAGCGGTAGGCCGCCTAAAGGCTATTCTATAACCGAGACTATTAGGGAGATGATGAACTCCGACCCTAGAATTAAGCAAGCTCTAGGGGCTAAAGTTATCGACAAGGCTCTAGGTGGAGACTTAAAGGCAATAGAATTAGTCTGGGCTTATATGGACGGCAAACCCTTACAGAAAGCTACGGTTACTTTCGACGATACTAAGAGTACCGAAGAAATAGCCGGTATATTACAGAAAGCCTATGACGAAGAAGAACCGGATAATAAAGACGCTGGTAGCGAGCCTGTTCCGAACGAAACAGGGTAAGCCGTTTGATTTAACCGACGGGCAGTGCGATATTTTCGAAGCGGTTACTAATCCTAAATATAAGTGGGTTTGGATTTCTGCTCCTACGCGCTACGGTAAAACGGACGATATAGCGATAGCCTGTCTTTATCTAGCAGTTTTCCGCAATCTAAAAATACCTATTGTCGCCGGTAGTGAAGAAAAAGCCCAGAAGATTATGGAGTATGTTTTAGAGCATATCTCTAACCACCCTAAGTTATATAAAGGTCTAATTAACGCCGATATTTCCGATATAGAAAAACTAAAAGTGCAGATGAGTAAGCAAGCCTTGCGGTGGTATGACGGGGGCTGGATTTATATTACTAGCGTAGACTCTAGAAATATAACTAGAGAAGGCGAAAGAGTAGTCGGCGAGGGTGGGGATATAGTAGTAGTCGAAGAAGCCGGACTAATAAAACGGCAAGAGCAATTTTCTAAAATAGTTCGTATGCTAGAGGGCGACTGGGGTAAAATGGTATTAAGCGGAAACTGTATCGAGAATAGTATCTTCGAGACCGCCTACAAAGACCCGCTTTATAAAAAGGTTAGAGTACCTCTAGAGCAAGCTATAGCGGAAGGCAGAATAAACCAAGAAAGATTAGAGCAACAGAAATCGCAAACGACCGGTAAAGATTGGAAGCGATACTATTTAGTCCAATTTCCCGAAGCTAACGAGTTTACTTACTTTAAGCCGCAAAAATACGAATACCTACCGGAGATAGTTAAATACTGGGGTTCTTGCGATTTAGCTCTAGGAGAAACTAAGAAGGGTAGTTTAGTAGGTATCGTAGTTTTAGGAAAAGATAAGAACGGTAAAGTCTACGAGGTAGAAAGTATCGGTAAGCAAATGCCGCCCGAAGAAACTATCCGAACTATCTTTAACTTACCCTACCAATTCGAGAGGTTTGGGATAGAGTCGGTACAATTCCAGAAATACTTTTTAGACGTTATTAAGGAAAAAAGCCAAGATAGGGGTCGCTACATACCGTTCGAGGGGATAAACCAAAGTAAGAAAAAAGAGGAGCGTATCGAGAGTTTAGAGCCTTTTATTAACACCGGCCAGATTTTATTTAAGGGTGATAACGAACTTTGGCAAGAGATGCAGGATTATCCCGATAGCGAAAATCTAGACGTTATCGATGCTCTAGAGATGTGCTGGCGCTTAGTTTATCAACCAAATGTTGAATTTGATTTTATTTAATGACTATTTATGTTATATTTATAGCTAATGGCTAACCCGCTTGTCCGAATACCAATAGTCGGAAAACTATTCGCCGGATTTGGTGATAATACACCTTCGCAGAATACCTTTATGCTGGATTGGTCTAATCCCAACGCTATTACTAAAAGAACCCAATTAAAAAGTAACGTCGGCTACGTCTGGACTTGCGTAGGGGCGATAGCNGGAGAAGTAGGAAAAATACAATTCAAAATAGTTAAAGATAATTCTAGAGGCGATGAAGTAGAAATCGATAACCACCCTTTTATTACCCTGCTAAGAAAACCTAATCCTTTTATTTCGCAGTTTGTTTTATTTGAATTAACCCAAGCCTTTATAGAATTAACCGGAGAGGCTTTTTGGTATTTTAGGGTTGGTGAGGTTTCGAGAAAGCCTAAAGAGATTTATTTANTNAGACCAGATTTAGTCCAAGTAATAATGGCTAAGAACGGATATATAACGGGCTACGTTTATAACCTACCGAGCGGAGAGCAAGTACCCCTAGAATTAGACGAAGTAATGCATTTTAAGCTACCTAATCCTGAAGACCCATCTAGAGGTTACGGAGTAGTCGCGGCCGGACAGCTTTATATACAAACAGAAGAATACGCTTCTAGATTTACTAGAAACTTCTTATTTAATAACGCTCGTCCTAGCGGTATTTTATCTGTACCGCAAATGAACGAGGACGATTTTAAGCAGCTTAAGGAACGCTGGAGAAGCGAGTATGGAAGCGTTGATAACGCCGGTAAGGTAGCAATCGTTAGAAACTCCGAAGTTACTTTTACACAACTAGGAACAGGTTTAGAAGGGATAGCTTTAGAGACCGCTAAGCATATGAGCCGAGATGATATTATGGCGATGTTTCGAGTTCCTAAACCAATTCTAGGTATTACCGAGGACGTAAATAGAGCAAACGCCGAAAGTAGCGAGTATATTTTCGCTAAGAGAGTTATCGACCCGAAGATGTATCGAATAGCCGATACTTTAGAAACTTATATCGATAAGACCTACGGCGACCCTTCGATTACCGTTAGATACGAGTCGCCCGTCCCAGAAGATAGAACCTCCCAACTTTCCGAAGATACTGCCGCTATCAATATGTGGAAAACCAGAGACGAGATTAGAGCCGAAAAAGGTTTAGGAGAAACAGAAGGCGGAAACCAGTTTTACCTGCCGTTTAATCTATCTCCGGCCGGCTCGCCAATAGCAGCGAAAATTCTAACTGACGTTAAAAAGGAAAATGGCAAGGCGACTATTAAAATAATCCACCATAA